CGACGGATCCATGCAAGGCGCTGCGGTGCTGACTGCCACGCCAGCTCTTCAAATCCCGGGGCACCGATATGTTGAGACGGCAAGGATAGCTCGACCGGTTTGCCCCCGTCCTCTTCAAAGCTGTAGCGGATTTCCTCAATACGCGTGCCGTCTTTCGTGACGAACACAGGATAGCCATAAGGGTTGATCGGGCGGATCGGGCGCGATCCGTCGGTTGCCTCAACGGACGTGTCAAATGTTGTTGGTCCGATGCGCTGACCGCTCGCGTTCGAAAAGCCCCGGATGACCTCGCCCAAGGCACCAATAAAGATACCGCGGCGGGCGCGGCGCAGCCAAGTCCCTGAGTTTTGACTATCGCTGCCTGAGATCGTGTAGGAGAACGATCCATCAGCCTCTACGCTCGGTTCAAAATCCTGAAAGTCTCCAAGCGTAGACGCCCAAACTCCGCGCGGGTCAGTTGGGGTAAACGCGGCGAACAGGCTCTGGTCGTAGATCTCAATGCTTTTTGGATAGCCGTAGATTTCAGACCATGCGCCCTCGGACCACCGATACGTTGGCTCGTCGATCACCGGGCTTGGGATTTCGCTGAGCACATCTGCAGTCGCGGAATACCCGTCTGCCACCGTTTTGATGCGCACGACGCCGACCAAATCGCTCACAAAGCGCCATTTAGTGCCTTCGGACTTGTTGAGGAGCTGTTCCCCTTCCTCGTGAACCGGTGGGTTTACACCTGTGTTGTCCCCGGCTGTCAACTCGTAGATGTTTCCACCGTACCGCATCTGATCGCCGATCCCGATATCTGTATTGCCGGTCCACAAGGGGATATTTTGAAGATCTGTCGGCTCCAGTCGAAAAAGTGTTCCGACGTGATTAGCCGTAAACAACTCAACGTTCGAGCTGAGGTCGATCGTGCCGGTGGCGGGGGTCGTATAGAGATACAGCCAATAAGACGTTACCGTTTCATCCGGACCGGCCTCCCACGAATAACCTTGCTCTCCGTCATCATGGACCGGAGGATTGGGACCACATGAGCCTGGGCTATTGAATAGCCCGTTACCCTTGAACTCATAGACCCGCGGCCCCCGCTTACGCACGTCCCCGACGGCAAGATTTTCATTTGCAGTCCATACAGTGATTGCCCCGTAAATATCTGAGCACTGGATGGTCTTCTCTTCATCAAGATTTTGGATACGAAACGGACCAGCATCCAATTGCAGCGCCGAGATCGTCCAATTATCCAATGCAAAGCGTGACAGCTTCTGAATAGGCTGCGTGCCATCGCAAATATAGATGACGTCCGCCGACTGTACCCACTGAAGTTTATCTAAGGCAGCCTCGTTGTAGGGCGTGTTGAGCTCGTATGGGACCCCACCAACTTTGACCAAGACACCATAGCGCCAAACACGCATGCGCAGAGCGGTAAACTCCAGTGTCAGCGCATCGTTTTCGGCGAATTCAAAGTCGATAAGCCGCGCTTTGGCATTGTTGCGGGTATAGCCTCGGAAGATCGTTCCTGGTGCACGTGTAAAGCCGCCTTGGCGCAGTGGAATATATCCATTCAGTTTACGCAGGCCGGTCTGGTTGCGCTGATAGTCGGGACGCGACCACAGCAGCGGCGAGATCTCACCGCTCGAAAATGAATACTGTGGAGTGCGAGACCTGGTCACCGGGTGGCCTCGCAAGCCCAATCGCCTTGATCGGGCTGGCCATCCCAGCGGGAAGCGCTTGCCGACCATGCGTCATTGTCGATTACCATGCGCATGGCATTCGCACCGTCTGTGACGAGATCCGCGCGTTTGGTGCGGGATCCGACGTATGTGGGGGCCAAAAGATTGGCGAGCTGATAGCTGACGGCAGTCTGAAACGTTGCGGGCAGTCGCGCTTCTTTGTCGATCACCTTCGTGTATCGAATGCTGATACCACCGTTGATGTCAGCCAGCAGATACCGTCCATCGATGCGCCACTTCGTACCTTTGGGCGTAACATTTCGCAGCTTCAGAAGATCAGCCGGTAGCGGGTAAAAGAACGGCATATCGGGATCGGCACGTTCACCTTCCGGCGTGTTCGCCAGTTGAAGCGTGGCAAAACGGCGGGCAAAGCTGAAGTCTTCCTGTTCCAAGCACATATTCAGAGCGATGGGATATTGCTCGTTTGCATCGCTGGCCGCATCGGAGCTGTCTGCCAACGAACTCGGTGGCGTCACTTCCATAAAACGGAAGGCTTGCCGAACAATGCTTGCTGTTGCGATGGGTGTGGCCATGAGTGCCTCTTTGGGAAACGGGCGGGGCAATCATCACTGCCCCGCCGAATGTCACACAGTCCGGATCAGGCGGTGATGTAGTGAATTTGGAACGGCATACTGCCGGCTGCGACGGCGTCAGCTTCGGCGTGCTTCCAAAGGCCGATGTTGCCGCCTGGGTCTTTTGCCAGCCCCAGAACTTCCCAAAGGCGCTTGCCGTGGTTCGCGTCACCTTTCGCGATCGGGCTGTGCAGATTGCCGGCGGACTTCAAGACATCGACCAGTGCATCGGTGTCGGTTTCCGTGCCAATGACGATTTGCGCAAAACCATCAGCTGCGACATCGAAGAATGTGTCGAAGTGCAGGATGCAGCTCGATGGCAGATCAACCAGATGATATTTCGACCCGGTGCTGTCATCTGCCGCGTTGGTGAGTGTACCCGTTGCGATGATCAGCCGCCCGCGTGCCTGGGCGGGATCTGCGGGATAGTCGTCCATGTCATAGAAATCATGGATCAGATCAGAGGAGCCACTTTTCAAGGGCATGTCTCATTTCCTTCTTTCAAATTTAGGGGATCAACGGGGCAGCGATCCTGCCCCGTATAGGATCGGGATCAGCCTTCGGCGCAGGGGATGATGCGCACGCCAACGTCTTCGATCCGGACGGCATCGATGTAGGCATCGGTGTAGATGTACGGCATGTTTTTTGCCGAGGTATCATTCCACATGTCGCCTTCGACATCCTGCCAGACGCCCGCAGCAACGTTCGCCTTGGACCAGATGGGGATCAGGCGCTGACCGCTGCTGTTTTTGGGCACACGGTTGGAAAACAGCCAGTTCACACCCAGCAACATGCCGGGTTTACCGTTGCGGATATTTTCCACCTCGAAGGGGTTGAGGTTCTTGCCCGTTTCGACCGCCAGATTGATCAGGTCGGTTTTTTGCTTGGGTGTGATCAGACCGTAGATCTCGTCGTCAGTCTCAAGGCCGAAGTCTTCCAGCTCCATCGCTTCGCAAGCTGCGCGGATCTTGGACAGTCCCAAGCCATATGCCGTGCCGGGTGTGCCCAGGTCAGCGGCGATGTAGTTTGCGCCGGGCAACGGGATCGGCGCACCACCAGGGCGCTTGCCTTCGATCGCGCGGCCCATGATTCCGCCCCCCGAGGCGACAAAGCCCGAGCTGGTTTTGCGAATGCCCAGGATGCGGTCAAAAACGCCACGCTCAACGGCCATGACCGAGTTGCGCACCAGCGCGGATGTCGGGTCCATCGCCGCATCGAACTTGGTTTCCTTGTCAACGTATTCGCCATCTTCGATCACGTTCGGGCGGACCAACCAACGGCGGCTGCGCAGCGTCGGATTGTCTGGGTTGCGGCGGGAATAATCCTCGCCCTCGATGTAGTCTTTCTTGCCCAGCAAGTCCGCGGCGTCTTGCGCCTCGCCTGTGGCTGGGACCATCGTCACGGCATTGCGCAACGGGTTCTGAACCTGCTGAGCGACCATCTTGACGTTATTCGAGTATGAAAGTTTGTGGTGGGCTTCCACCAGCTGCGCGTAGGACATGTGCCCTCTCCTGCGAAAAATCAACGTTACTTGGTGAGATTTCGGAGTGGGCACCCGGGCGGAGCCGGACCAGACCTGTGCATATCGCTGCATGGGCGCAGGGGCTTGTCCCTGATCAGACGGACATCGCACCGCGATGGCACCCGTCGTACGTAGATGTCATCGCGATATTTGGATACGTGTCAAGAAAAAACGCTAGATATGGTGGGCCAGTTCGACAACTCTGCAGTGTTGCTTGTGAAGAAACCTGAGAATAGCCTTGAAAGCGGAAGTCCCCAATGCTAGCTTTTCTGCGAAGCCACCATAAACCGAACATCCTGATGAGGTCAGGAGAATGCCATGGGCATGGGCAATCGCTCTAGGGGTATGGGGTTTCACTCATTTGGGCTTAAAGTTCCAAATTGAAAAGCTGCTGTTAGCAGAGCCAGTCGTAAGATATTCTTTTACACCAGCGCCTTCAGCTACTCTATTTGCCAAGTCACGTTTAGCAGCTCGAGTATCATTCAGTTTGTGCTTACCATTTTTATGCGTACGAATATATTCACAGACGTCAAAACCGTTCATTTCAGGCATGGAAACATCAAGCAACAGCAAGGCAGGATTATGCTCTTCAAATTGCTCTATCGCGCGTTTACCATTTTCAGCTTCCAGCACTTCAATGGTGTCACTGGCGAGTGTT